AACCATTTGTAGAAATGGTAGATTGTATAACAGAACAACTATATTTAAAAGTGTTATCAGCTAATATATAGGTATAACAAAAACAAATACTCAAAACAGCCTTATACGACTATGTATAGGCTAGGGTTGGGTCAATAGTGAAAGTTCCATTTTGGGCGGTCTAGGTATTAGGAAAACATACCACCCCACCCTTTAACAAGTAAATCAAAACAAATTATGCAAGGACATTGGAAAAAACAATTTAACTACGACTATCTAGGGTCTTATTCGTTGGATGGTAAAAAAGAAGCTGTAGTGACTATCACTAAGCTAGACAACGATAAGGTAACAGGTCAGCAAGGCAGAAAAGAAGATTGCTTTGTGGTTTACTTTAAAGAGTTCGATAAGCCAATGATATTAAACAGGACTAATGCTAAAGCTATTGAGAAGGTAGCAGGTAGTGGGTTGGTCCAAGATTGGCAAGGTACTCAGGTTACCCTATATGTAGAGAAGGGTGTTAAAGCGTTCGGTGAGGTTGTAGATGCTTTAAGAATTAGAGATAAGAAGCCTAGTAGAATAAAGATGGATGAAGAAATCTTTAAGCAAATGGAGTTTGCTATCGAAGGTGGTAAGCACATTCAGGTGGAAAACGCTATGTCAAAGTATTATATGACTAAAGAACATCAAGGGTCTTTAGAGGGGTTAATCTTTAAGAAAAAGAAAAAATGATAGAAATTATTTTATTTTGGATTTTAAGCAAGGCACAAGCACCTTGGTATTTTACGGTGTTATTAGCAATACAGTTCATATACAAGTATGTACCTGCAACAATATCATTCTTAGCTTTGGTTGTAAAAAGGCTAGAAGAAAAAAAACAATAAGTTATGGAGCAGTTTAAATCAGATGAAGAATACTACGGTGATTGGGAATATACTACTAACTCTCAGTTAGGATATGTAAAGAAGTCACCTGCTTACTATTGGAAGATGCGTAATGGTGGTAAGTTAGATACACCTGCTTTAAGGTTTGGGGCATTGGTACACACATTGATATTAGAACCTGAAAAGTTTTCTGAATTATTCTTTGTGTTTGATCCTGATAAAAGACCTGATAAAGATAAGGGTATGACAGCTAAAGTAAATAAGGAGTGGAAGATAGCCTTAGAGAAAGATTGTAAGGAAGGGAAAAAGTACCTTATGGCTTTGAAGGATTACGAATTAGCTTTATCTTTGAAACGTAAGTTGGAATCATATCCTGAGATTAAAAACATCTTAGATAACTCAGAAAAGGAAGTCGCTAAGACTTGGATAGACTTCAACACGATGTCGAAGTGTAAAGGTAAAGCCGATATGATAGTATCAGGAGGCGATATGCTAGTAGATATTAAGACTACGGGTAAAGATGTTGCCGACTTCAAGAAAAGTGCTTACAGGTACGCTTATCATCGTCAAGCTGCATTCTATATGGATGGGTTTGGAGCAAAAGAGTTTGTGTTTATTGTGATAGAAACAAACTCGCCACATCAGGTAGGAATCTTTAGATGTGGCGAACTATTCTTAGAGCAAGGTAGGCAAGAGTACATTGAATTATTAGAGAAAAGACAAAGGTATTGTGATACTTTTGAGAAAGCGAATAACCACATAATAAACGAAGAATTATGAAAAGCAAATTTGTAACCCAATATGGGAAAGATAGATTGAGTAAGGGGTTAACTTTGTGTGCAGAATATTGGAACGTGCCTAAAGAGTTGATACTAACAACATCTAGGTCAAGGCACATAATGAACGCTAGACACTCTATAAGATATTACTTATGTATGGGTAATGACTTAAATCTGTGTGAAATTGGTACATTAACCAACGGTGACCATACATCTGTTATACATTCACGTAAAGCGTTTGAGCAATACTGTGAGTATGAAGAAGATTTTAGAGCGTTGAGGCGAATAATGAAAGGTGAAGTTGCTCACCTAACAGAAGTAAGGGAGCGAAAAGATGTATCAGAAATCTTAAAGTTAGAAACTACAAATAAATCAAAAGCTAACCTAATAATTGCGTATTATGGAAATAAATAGAGTAGATGTAGCACACGAAGAAATTATAGAGCAATGCCAAGAGTATTTCTTGGTTTCGGCTGAGTTTCAAGGTGATGATAAGTACATAACAAGGGCATTTGCAAACACCGATGGCGAACTTCTTAAAGAAATTTTATTAGAAGAAATGTTTAATTCAGAAATTTTTGCTAACTTTGTCCTAGAAGTTGCTAACGATTATAAACAATTAAATTCAAAAAAATGAGTAACAACTTAGTATTACAAGGTACAATCACTTCAATTAGTGAAGTACAACAAGGAGAGTCCAAAGCAGGTAAGGCTTGGAAGAAATCAGGTTTCGCAGTTGAAACAAAAGGCGAATACCCTAAAACAGTTTACTTCACAGTATTTGGTGAAGAAAAAGTAGATAACCTTTTAAAGTTTAATAAGGTTGGTCAACTTGTTGATGTTAGCTTTAATGCTGAATCAAGGGAATACAATGGTAAGTTCTATACAGACTTACAAGCGTGGAAGATATTTACAGCTACGAATGAAAGCGTGGGAAAGGTAGAAGAATTTCACGAAGCTCCTAGCGATGGGATGCCATTCTAAATTGATGGGGGCTTAGTCCCCCTTCATTTACTCTCTCTCAATTACAAATTAAATTAACTCAAATGATGGCTAAAAGATTTACAGACACCGAAAAGTGGAACGAAGATTGGTTTTTAGACCTACCCACTAACCACAAATTGTTTTGGATTTATATATGTGATAACTGCAACCACGCAGGTATATTCAAGCCAAACAAAAGAATGTTTGAATTATTAATCGGTGAAAAGATTAATTCTGATAACTTCATCAAAGACTTAAATTCAGATAAAGATAGAATTATCGTGTTACCAAATGGTAGATGGTATCTAACAGGGTTCATTAAATTTCAATACGGTGAAACCTTAAACCCTAACAACAGGGTTCACAACTCTATCTTAAACTTACTTCAACAGAACGATATTACATTCAATAACACCGTTCAATTAGAGTTAGGAGAAACATCTAAACCAACTCAAAAACCTACACCTGAATCATTAGAAGAAGCACAAGAGTATTTTGTGTCAAAAGGTAGTAACAAAAAAGAGGCTGAGAAATTCTATAACTTTTATGGGTCTAAAGGTTGGAAAGTTGGTAAGTCCCCAATGAAGAATTGGAAGATGTCAGCATCTAATTGGATTTCTCGTAACACTCAACACATTCCTGATTCTAACTACTTAGGTAGCCAACTTAAACAGATGGGTAAGTAGTTATGAGTGGCTATAGAATTACATCACAGCAAGAGGTGGTTGACTACTGCAAAGGTATTTATCGTGATGGGTACACTAAGGGTCAAACTACAGGAATAGAAGTATTAGATAAGCACTACACTTTTAGAAAAGGTGAATTAGATGTTATCACAGGGTTTGCTAATATCGGTAAGACTACAGCACAGTTGTTCTTTATGGTTATGTCAGCTAAGTTATACGGTTGGAAATGGCTAATGTATTGTCCTGAGAACGAACCTGTAGGTGATTTAATGATTGATATTGCTGAAATGTATTGTGGTAAGACAGCAGACAAAGATTTCTCTAACCGAGTAGATGGTGATAGATACTTAGCTGCTATTAAATGGGCTTACGAGCATTTTACTGTGCTTACGTTTGATGAAACACCAACTGTTGAAGAAGTTTTATCAGCTTTTGATGACTATATGCAAGTTGCTCAGATAGATGGTTGCTCAATAGACCCTTTGAATGACCTTAAATCAGGCAATTCTAAGCAGTCTAAATACGATTACTATTATGAGAGCCTAAGTAACATAAGAAGGTTCATTAAAAAGCACAAGGTTAAGTTCTACCTAGTCGTTCACCCTGCAACTGCAGCTACACGAAAACGAAATGAAGATGGTAGCCGACCTGCACCCAATATGAGTGATGTTGAATACGGTGGTATGTTCGGTAACCGGGCGGATAACTTCATTGTGTTTCACAGGAATCCACAAAGCGAAAATTGGAATCTAACAGAGGTACACATTCAGAAGGTTAAGTTTCAAAAGCTAGTAGGATTACCTACACCTGAATTAGAGCCAATAGGATTATTTTATAACTATTCTAAGCGAAGGTTTCAATACCTGAATCAAAACGGTAGTCTAATAGACCCTATAGAGCAAGTAGATAATAAAGTTAAACCACATAATATTTTTTAGATATGGCAGACGAAATAACAATGAAAGCGATTCACCTACTTAGGGATGCAGACCCTAATATGGATGAAATTAATAGTATGGATAAGTTTTTAGCACATCAGAAGGAGATTGCTAAAATGACTGAACAATATGCTACATACGCTGACCATCCACAAGCAGAACAGCTTAAAGAAAGGTTGAATGTTCTTACAGAATCAATGATGGCATTCACGTATGTATATACTCAAATGATGGCATATAAACGTGAGAAACTATTAGCTGATGCAAGGGAATTAGAAATGGCAAATGCTGTTATAGAGTTGAAAAGTGAATTGGATATACTAACTAAAATTAAGTAAAAATGAACGAACTAGAACGCATTTCAAATGAATTAGAATTAGCTACTAGAATTAGAAATATCGAAAGTAAGATGGGAGAGGTTACTCCATTACTAGACCAGTTAGCAGATATGATCGATGCTAAAGATGTTAATGTAACTAAGCTAATAGCTATCGTAGATGAGTATAAGCGAATACTAACTAAAAGTAAGTAAAAATGAATGCAAGGGAACTTGAATTAATGGAAAAATTCGCATCGGCATATAGCATTAAATGTATTCCTGCTGATGGTATGCATTCTAATTGGGATTTCGTAGCTGAACGCAAGGATGGTGTAAAGTTTTATTGTGAAATGAAAAGTAGGAATTTTTGCTTTGACTTTGCACAAGAAAAATACCCCGAAGGTTTAATACTTGAAATGCACAAGTATGAAAGAATACTGAGAAGAAGTAAAAACGAGAAAGGGTCACAGGCTTTGTATATAAACTTCTTTATTGATGGTACTGTATTGGTACACAATTTGAATAAAATAAAGATAGATAAGTGGTTTTGGAAAACACTACCTGAAACTACTGATTTTAATAAAAGGAGATTTGTTTACAAGTACATTACCTTTGTTAATTATGATAAGGGGAAACTTGTTTATATTTGAACATCGTTGTGATTTTTGAGAGTAATCATAGCTTTTGTTTTTCATTTGGTTAATTGGGAAAGGGGGAATCATTTTGATTCTTCCTTTTTTTTATTTACATTTGTTTTTATTAACTAACTAAAACATTATGACTAAGAAGAAACTCACACCGAAGTACAACGATAACAAGGCTATCAGGGAAACGATAGATAAGTTACTTGAAAAAAACGCATCTAACGTAGCTAATTCAGGTACAGGGGGCAAGTTAGATATAGGTAACGAAGAAGCTGTTAAAGAGGCTTGGAGTCGCATTCAGGACAAGATAAAGGAATTAGACCCTGCGTTTCACCACATAATCAAAGAAAGATAGTTATGAGTAAGATAGAAGAAGAAGTTTGTTTTAAGATTTTAAAGCGTTCTGAGGTAGGTAAGTCTAAATATGGCACTACGATGGAGCGAAAGGATTTAAGTCGCTTAGAGTGGCTAAAACACGCACAGGAAGAAGCAATGGATTTGTGTGTGTATTTAGAGAAACTAATAGTAGAAGAAGAAAGTAAGCCATTCACATACGAATGGAACATAACGAAAGAAGGGGACAAATAGTCCCCCTTTTCATTTTAACCCCCTAAAATTTAATGTGATTAGTTGTTAGAAATCCACAACTCTTTTCCTTCAAATCTAATTGACTTGATGCTTGAAAGTTTAATCGTTCTGTAACCCTTTTGTTGGGTGTCCCAAACAATGATGTTACCTTTTTTCTTAGGGCTGTACTTTAACCCTTTTCCGTTTGTGTGCTTTTGAACTCCAATACGACAATTCATAAATCGAATTGAACCGTTTGCCTTTCTGAAAGTAACTCCAAAGAATTTACCCTTTGTTGATTCGATGATTGTGCTTAATAATGTTTCTTGCATAATTATGAGTGTTTTGGTTAATTATACTCAAATATAAGTAAACATTTGTTAATAACCTAATCCTAGGACAAAAAAAAAGGATAAAATTAATTATCCCTTTGATACTCTAACTTCCACAAGCCTCACAATCTTCATCTTCAATGCCACAGGTTTCAGGTTGCTCTTGTTCTGTTAAGTCTTGAATCCAACTACCAAACACATCTTCGGCTATTTCTTCGGGTGTTTTGTCTTTTCTTTTATCCATTCTATAGGGATTGTTTTAGATGCCCATTTGATATTGTGCTTGTCACACCATTCAGAATAGGTCGTTTTACTTCCTTTAAATAACTTGTTTGTATGTCTTTGAAACACCATACGAATATCTAGTGCAGGGTGTTGATGTATAACTAGCAGCATTTTCTTCCTATCGGCTGCTGAAAACCGACCCTTTAACTCCAAAATGATTCCGTTTGGTAATATAACATCGGGAGTATATTTACGTTGTTCTGAAACCTCGTAGTATAAATTCTTAGTTTCGTATTCAAAGTCAACCCCAAGGTCATCCAATTCACCACAAACTTCTCTTTCATAACCACTTCTAAACCTATTAATCTTCTTCTTCTTTACCATATATACCTTTATTTTCTTCGTAAGTTTTCCTGTTGTGACACGAGTGGCAAAGCGATTGTAGGTTGTTCATATCGTACATACCACCACCTTGTTTAATAGGTTTAATGTGGTCAACTACATCTGCTGCAACGGTTCTACCTTCTTTTTCGCACTCTACGCATAATGGGCTTCCGTTTATCCAAAAAGCCCTTAGTTGTCTCCACTTCTTTTTTCTATACACCGAGGTGTCACCACCCCAAGATTTGTTCTTATCAACAGGCTTAACCCTACCTCTACCTTTTGGTAAACTAGGCATACACCTATGATATTGTTAATTCAAATCCTTCTCCATCGGTGGCAAATAAGAGTTCAGATGTAGCCCTTCGTGATGCTGTAATATCCAACAAAGAGTCTTGGTTGATTTTTCTAAAGCTAGTACCAAGCAAAATACACCCTTCGGTGTCGGAATTAAAGTTTCCTGAGTGAATAAGTATGAATTTTCTATTGGGAACATCCTCTAATATAAAGTGTTGTGTATATTTATCCGAGTATCGTGGGGTAACCTTGTAAGTACCCTTTGGAATACAGGAAACATTAGTTTCATTATCTTTCCAAGCTAATTCTAACGTTACGCAATCAAAGATTAGGTTAACCCCTTCGTATAAAGAGAAATACCCTAAAGTCTGATGGTCGTCACCTTGAACCCTGTTTAAAAATGCCCTATACATTCAGTTCTTCTTGTTAAAGATTTTTGTGAGTTTCGATTTGTCACACTTATTGCATTTCTCGTCACCCAAAAAGCACAAAGGTAAAACAGCTATTAAAGCTAAACAAAGAATTTGCCAAGACAAACCATTTGCCTCTATTTGGGCTACCGCTGCTACAGCGAGTACACCCGACACAGTTCGCTTTGATGACCACTTACCCTTGTTGTCTTTAAACATCTCAGGAACTAACGCTAATATGCCTTTTAGGGCTATTTTAGATATTAATCCTGCCATATTATTTTACTTTTTCTTTTTCTCCATTATTCTTGATGAAGAAACCAATTAAATCATCTATATAACCAAATACCTTATTGTCTTTAATAGAAGGTGTTAGTTTTACGATAATCTTGACTACAGCTAAAATCGCAATAAGCAATTCAGCACCGTTAGCTAATAAAAAGTCTATAACTTGACCCATAATATAAATTTTAGTTGTTAATAATGTAGTAAAGGTAATGAAAAAATAGGGGAAAAGGTAGCTAAAACCTACTTTTTCACCCCTTTACTATTTTTTATGTTCTTTATCTCTCTGTACCACTTGTAAATACCGAATGATACAGCTAGTAATAGTGATGCCATTTGTAGCCATCCTTCGACATCTGACATACTTATTGAAATTGCAGCTATCTGTGCTACTGCTACTTCTGTTGCGTTCTTATCCATTATTTATATTTTTTATAGGGGATATAAGTTTATTGATGCTCCGTAAATTTTTTGACTGTAACTAGTAGTGTTTATAAATACCGTAACATAATTACCTTTTGTGTGGGGTATTCTTGGTAATATACTTAGGAAGGAATTTACATAACCTGTCCCAATTGAAGAACCTGATGATGATGAGTAGCTAGACTCATATACGGTAACGGTTACAGCACTACTACCCTTAACAGTTATTCCTGTCATCTCAAACCCTTTAGGTATTTGAAATGTCGCTTGACCCTTTCCTGTATAGCCTTGACTACTGCTCAAAAAATGAACGTAAGCCCCATCTTGGTTAAATTCAGGTTTAGAAAAGAAGGATTGACCCACGAAATCATTAGGGGTTAAATACTTAACCCAATAACCCATTTGGTCCTCAAAAATATCCCCTATATTTGAGGCTTTTAAAGTGCCTGCTGAAAGGACATTATCTACAGGGTCGTACTTGAAAGTTGTATCCGTTGTAAGCCCACCTTGATAGTTAAATGGAACGGTATTAGCAGCACCATTTATTACCTCTGCATCTATAACATCGTGTACAAATTCTGTTGTAGCTATTTGTTGGTCTGAAACGGAAGTCAATTGGGTATCTGCGTAACCTGTATGTTTCCCATAAAATTCAGTACAAGATAATTTTTGGGCAGAATCATCAAATTTAAAGTTTGCTGCACCTTTAAGTTCGCCATTATCATTGTATTGCACTTCTTGGTCGTTCCCTGCTGCTCCTGTAGTTGCTGCCATTACAGCACCCGTTGTTAAAACTACAGGTGTTCCAATTAGGTATGTATAAACAGGAGTCCAAGAACTAAAACTTAGGGTCGTAGCACCTTGTGAGTGGTCACCCGATAATGTTACTTGTTCCCAAATAGCTTCTGAACCCGAAGATTGCATTTGAATCACCGAGCCACTAGGTATGTTTTGTGGTAGGGCAGTACAGGTAACGCTTGTTATTGCACCTGCACTTGGGTTAACTGACGAGGTTAATGTAACTAATGCATTATTAGTTATCTGACTTGCAGTAGCCCCCGAACTTGTAGATGCAGGTGAAGAAGATAAGCCTGTGCCAAGAAATACTACATCTGATGAAATTGTTGGGGCTGCATTCCCTATCTTTTTCCCCTTAAAAGCCCACTCACCCATATTTGGGTTAAATGACATTGAGGTAAAAGCGTATCTCTCCGTTAAAGTAATTTCTGCATTATCTATAAACGCTCTGGAAAAGCCAAGATAAGGGCTTATTCGGCATTGAGTAGTGTCAGGGAATGATGGGTTTGTTGGTATTATTATTTTCGACTGTAAAACTTCTGCCGATAAATAGTTATTAAGTAATATTTCGTCTGATATTAATGTGTGTATTCCCTTCCCTGTCCCTGTACCATTTAGCTTCCAAGACTCTGATTGAGATGTAAGCATATAGGCAGAACCCGTATAAATAGCCCTAACGGGTACTGTGTCAGGTCCATCACCCCACATAATATTATCTACTACTAATAACTCAGGATTATTCTGATTACTATTAACAGCAGACCCTACGTGAGAATTAGTTACAATATCAGTGTAAGGAGAACCCCCTTGAAACACCCTTAAAGATATATCTTCTAAAGTAGTTGTGAAAGAGTACCCTTCCCAATAATGTGATATACTTGTATCACCTGTTCCTGCCCCATAGGATTGTTCTATCGCAAACCAACTAGTAACCTCTGAACCTGTTGTAGGAATACTACTATACATCCATTGGTTTTGATTGTCAAAGTACAAATGTAAACTATCAAAGTCACTAGAATCAGCTACCGTAGTATTGAAGGTAACATAAATCTCCTGAGTATTAGTACCCCACTCAGCCGTGTTGCGAATATGTATGTTGTTTGACTTTACTATAATCGCCCTATCAAGATAAGTTCCTGAATCATCAACCCACGAACCTTCTTCTGAAAAGGAGTTTGTAGGGGTTAAATCGGTAGATGGTTTCCACCATCTTGAAGCCCCCGATACATCTGAGTGGGCTTTTAAAAATATGGGTAAGTAAAATCTCCCATTTAAGTCATTATAAAGGTCGGGTGTACTCTCTGGTCCGTAACCATTCATACAATGAACCGACATTTTAATTGTAAACTCAAAACTAATATCACCATCAGACTCCCAAGCCCCAAATAAATCAGGACCTACAAGAGAAAAAGGGACATTCGGATCGTGTTTACTACCGTAAACAGGTAGTGCTTTGTTTGAGTCTAATAAATTACCCTTATTAACGGATGCCTCAAAGGGTATTTGTACATTAGTTATTTTATTACCAAATGTTTTTGTTCTTTGGAAGAATCCACTCCTAGCATCATCAACGGTCCTAGATGTTGCAGACATCTCCGCTTCACCCCAAACTTGATTTACCTCTATAGAAGGTGAGGTGCTTGGGAAAGATACTGCTGTTAAACCCTCTTTATTATAAATAAATGGGTCTATAGTATCTTCTGTTAAATTTTCAAATTGAATAAATGTGTATCGCCCATCTGAGAATAAAAACCTAGACTGAAACAGCCTACAGATAGATTCCAAAACATCGTAGTATGACGAGTATTTTATCACACCATCACTATTGATAGTAGTAAATTGGTCAACATAAAGCCAAGTCTGAGAACAAGGGTCGATGCTTGTTGCGGACATATTATCTTCATACCAATTAACCCTTGTCATTAAGGCTTGGTCATATTTAAGGTCGAAAGCGTTTGAGGTGTCTAGTTTTGTGGCAATATCAGATAACATATCTAACACAGTCTTTCTTTGTGTCATTGTGCTACCATCAGACTGCTTATAGTCAAGACCTTTTAAGTTTAATATCCCATCTGTTGCTGCTATGTTTAAGTCGAAAGGGTATGGCATATCTTTAATAGACATAACCCTTTTGTTAATGTAGCCTACCCAATATAATTCATAAAATGCTCTTATATCACTTACATCTACCGATGGGTATTGGTCATCAGAAATATCTGCCCTATAAACCCTAATCGTAAATCTTTCAGGGGAACTACTAGCTATATCTTTTGCA